ATGATGTTTGCCTGGACTAATTCTTATGATAAAAGTACACGGTTTCAGTGTGCTGTAGGAGCTTTTGTAAATGTATGTAGCAATGGAATGTTATGTGGAGACATGGCAAACTATGCTAGAAAACATACAGGTAAAGCAGATCATGATATTCATACTCAGATAAGCTCACAAATTAAATCAGCTAATAAGTACTATACTAAGTTAATTGATGATAAGAATAATATGAGAAAAATATTTTTACCTAAGAAAAGTCAAGCTGAATTAGTGGGCAGATTATTTTTAGATGAAGAAATCATAGATGCTTCACAAGTTTCTTGTATTAAAGCAGAAATGAAAGATCCATCATATAATTATAATGCTGATCTTAATAATGCATGGACATTTTACAATCATGTTACACATTCTTTTAAGAAATCTCACCCAAGAACATGGATGAGTGATCAAGTTAAGTTTCATGAATTTATGACTGCAGAACTATTGAGTCAATCTGGTTTACACCAAATGGATAAAAACTGGACAGATGCAAACGGTAATGGTCATGTAGAGGATGGAGTTTATGGATCTGCAGCAGTATATAGTCAAGCTATTATGACAGGATCAGACTTTGATGCTGATATGGAAGCTCAAGATTATGATACTTTTGAAGAATTTAAAATATGAGTTTAATAACTAAAGATATACGTAAAAGCATGAAGATCCGTCCATCAGGGCGGTCTTCAGACTTTATATCTCCTAGTTTTGGATGGGGATGTTTATATGACTGTTCATATTGTTATATGAAAAGGCACAAACCAAAAGGTTTATCTATACCAAAAAATGTTAATCAGATCCTTACAGAAATAAATACACATGTTATATTTGCACAATTAGAAACAAAAAAACCAAATCAAACACACTCAAAATACATTACTTATGATATAGGTTGCAATGAAGACTTTGCTCTTCATCTTAAACATCATGAATGGAAAAGAATATTTGAATTTTTTAAACATAATGATAAAGCAATGGGAACATTTGCAACTAAATATGTCAACCCAGAATTACTTAAATATAATCCAAAAGAAAAAATAAGAATTAGATTTAGCTTAATGCCTGAAGATAAAAGAAAACTGCATGAGCCTAATACATCTACAATAATAGAAAGAATAAAAGCAATAGATCAATTTATAGAAGCAGGATATGATGTACATGTTAACTTTAGCCCTATTATTGTTTATGATGGTTGGTTATATGACTATGATGAATTATTTTGCATATTAGATAAAGAGGTGAAAAATAAAAGTAAAGTTTTTGCTGAATGTATATTTTTAACACATGAAATAGACAAACATTATAAAAATCTTTTAAAACACCCTGAAACCGAAAAAGATTTAAGAATAGAAGAAATGCAAGAAGAAAAAATTTCACAATTTGGAGGTAATAATCTTAGATATAGAACAGAATTAAAAAGACAATTTATAAATAAATTTGTAGAACTGCATGATACGTTAATACCTTGGAATAAAATTAGATATATATTTTAAATTATGAAAAAAATTGGAAAATATTTAGTACATTGCATTAGATCAATAAGTGGTATATTTCTACTTGGGATCGTTATATTATTTTGGATAATAGGATTTATCCTTAAAGCTACAATAGAAATTGTTACGTGGCTTGAATTAAAACTAACTGAGTTAATGAAAAAAACATTTGGTGATGATATCAACAAATTAAATTAACTCTAAATACTTTTTTAATTATGAAAAAAACCATAAAAGTGTCATTAGATGACATGGGAATGCCTCGCATTCCAAAAAATATTATTAAAGGAAATGAAGTTATGGTTAATATGACAAATATTAAAACTTCAGAAAATCATGTTGATAACATGAATATAATTTTAGATGAAAATTAAAGACTTTAATAATCTCTTAGAAAAGAGATTTGAAAAGACTAGAGAAACTTATTCTAGAAAAATGAACGAATATGCTACTGATCTAGATGTATTCCAATCATTTAAAAATGGAGTAGGTTTCTCGTTTCATGATACACCAGAAGGTGTAGCTTGGGAATATGCTTGTAAACATTTTGAATCAATCAAAACTATTTTAAGCAAATTACCTAATGAAGTTCCTACAGATGAACTCTTAGATGAGAAAATAGGAGATGCCATAAATTACCTTATAATTCTTGAGGGACTTATAAAAGAAAGAGGAGATCAATAGTCTCCTCTTTTTTTAACAATATCTTAACATACCCATAACATACAATTCACATCTGTTTCGTATATTATTTATATATGGAAAAGAAACAAATAAATATTACAAATGCTTGTTATATACTATTAATGATAGTAGCCTTTAGTTTAGGAATAATAATTTAATTATCTACCTTGACCTCTATAAGGTTTTTTATAAGAATTTTGAGATTTACTAGCATTTTTGCTATGAACTCCTTTTCTTTTTTTACCACCTACACTTCTAAAAGTAAATGTGTTTTTCATTAATTAATCTTTCTATATTCTTTATTAATTCTTTTTTGTATTCTTTTTGTTTTTCCAGATTTACCCTTTCCTTTTTTAGCATCTTTTTCTTTACTAGCTCTTCTTTTATTAGATAATTTAGTGAGTTTTTTATTCCAGTTATGGCTTGGTGTATTAACTTCCCTCTTTATATCTGACATGTTATCTCCCTTTCTTTCCCCTTCTGTTTTTTTCTCCCCTGGAGTTTGCTCTCTTCCTGGTTCACCACCACTTTGATATTTTTTTGCACCACCATCGTTATACATTCCAGGTACTTTCATTCCTTTATGATTAACTGTTTGTGGACCACCAAATTGATATTTATTAGATTTATTTGTATTTGGATTAGATCTATTCTTAGTACCAGGATTGTCACCAAAATTTGTTTTATAATCTGATTTATTTGAATCAATCTTATCAGGAAATACAGCATTAGTTAAACCAGTCAGATCAGAAATTTCTTTTGCAGCAAGTGCAGGAAGAATCCACTTACCCATTCTTTTAATACCGCCCCAAGCTGAACTACCTAATTTACTAGCAGCGTCTCTGTTTGTAATTTCATTCTTTTTATTTTTAGAACCTGTTGGTCTACCTCTTTTTTTACCACTAGTAGGATTTTGATTACCTGATTTACCAGCATTAGGTTTGCCACCACCTTTACCACCTTTGCCACCTTTACCACCTTTTTTACCTTTGGGGCCACCAGCTTTCATTTTGTATAGTTCTTTTGCCATGATTATTTCTTTTTAAATTTTTCTACGGATCTACCACCAAAGTAGGCTCCTATTACTGTTATTAATACTAATTGTAAAAGATCTGTCCATTTCTCTTCTACTTCAAATTTAATTGTACCAGCATCAATAAATATTAATAACATAGTACATACTATTAAAAAAATAAGAACCATAGGTCTTACATTTTTACTTAACCAACTATCAGAATTCATGTCTGCCGTCCAACGGTCAGTTATGTTTTTTTCCATTTGAGCCTCATGACTCAATATAAGTTCTTTTAGCTTTCTTTTAGCTTCTAGTTTTTCATCTTTTGTTGTTACTAGGTTGTCTATGACCCCACCTACTGATTCTACCAAGTTGCTTCCTGCACTTGAAAAAATCTTTCCTAGTATTCCCATACTTTTTGTTTTTTAGTTTATAAAATCCCGTTGGGCCCACATGCCCCTCCTCTTTTTAATTCACCTCTTGATAAATCAGTTGTTCCATCTTCATATTCAACCGTGTGTTTTCCCGGTATATTTTGTTTAGCATTAGGTGAATCATAATTAGGAAACTCACCTGAATTTATTCTATTTAACATTTCCTCTCTAAGAGCAGGATCAAAAATTTGATTTGCTCTATTAGTATTTACATTAGTTAAACTATCTGTAGCTTCATTATATTTTTTAGTTAAATCAATATATCTTGTCATTCTTTCTTTAGATGAAGTAGGATTATGAATAACAGGAAATCTTTGATCTATGCTACCTTTAGATTGTATTTGTGCATTTTCAATTTCTTCTTTAAGTTTGGCATCATTATTACCACCTTCTTGAAATCTTTTTTTCATTTGTTTATAAAAACCGTCCATATTAATTTACTTTATATTTAACTTTACCATGTTCTATGTAAACACCTTTAGGTCTACGTATAACTTGTCCGTTAAGATTATATAATGTATTATCTTGAAGAGATTTTTCTATTATTTCTTCTATACCACTATTACATGGCATACCTGTATCACAATCTATATATTCAGTAAAAATAATTTCTTCATATTCTATTTCTATAATAGTGTCAGTAACAACTAAAGTGTCTGTAATAAAAACATCTACATATTCTGTTATGTATTCAATTACATCAATAAATAATGTATCAGTTTCAATAACTTCTACGTACTCTATAACCGGTACAAATACAGTGTCAGCATCTGAATATACTGTTACAGTATCTATTAAATAAACATACTCTGTAATAAAATTATCTACAAAAACAGTATCAAGAATAAAATTATCTACAAATATTGTGTCTGTAACAAATACATCTATATATTCTATTACATCAACATAAACTGTATCACATAATACCTCTATTGCACATTCTGCAACTGTAGTTGCAACAACATCATCTCCTTCATCAGAAGCGTCTACACAGTCTACATAATCATCATTAATCCATGATGCTTGAACACAACCATCTGGAGAATATACAGTCCAATTTTCTGGATCATCTCCACAATAAAAACCACCTGCTATAGCACAATCTAAACAATTGTTGCTTTCCTGTGAATAGAGTCCTAGACTCATTATCACAAATAAAAACGTAAATAACTTTTTCATATCTATTCTATTATTATTACTTTAATTGTATCAGCTTTAATTGTATCTTCATTACAGCAAGATTCTTCAATAATAGGTTTGGCAACATAATCAGGATTATATTTATCTCCAGGATTAAATATTCCGCATCCTACAACAATCAATACCCATAAAACTGCTAATTCTCTCATCATATTATAAAATTCCATGTGGTCCCACTGCACCACCACTTTTGTATTTTTTAGAACCTCCGTACTTTTTAATTGTACCTTTTTCTTTTTTCTTTAAAAAAATATCTGCTTGAGTTATTTGACCGTCTTTATTCATATCAGGAAAACCTCCTCCTTTTTTATACATTTTTTTAGAACCTCCATATTTTTTTGTATGAAAATCAGCCATTTTATCCATTTGTGGATCAGATGACATTCCATCACTTGGGCCAGCAACCGCATTTTTAATACCTGCTCCTATATTTCTAACGCCCTTGGCACTTTCATCTGCCCAAACACCTGCTGCTCTAGCTGGAAAACTTCCTTTCATAGCAGATCCAACACCTTCATTTCTAAGTCTACTCATAAAACCTCCTCCTGGTCCTTCAAAACCACTTTGAGCTTTACGCATTCCTGGAACTTTCATACCTTTTTCAGTATAAATAGGTCCTCCATCTTGTTTTTTATTACCATCTTTCCAATCAGATACTGAATACTTCTTTTGTCTAATTGGATCTGTTTCTTGTCTATGGTACTTTTTCTGTGGTTCTCTTTTAGAATTAGGATTTAAACCATACTGGTCATTTCTCATTTTAATAGCACCCCTAGTTTGATTTCTAACCTGACTACCAGTTCTAGATGTTCCATCAAACCTCATATTTTTAACTCTTGATTCTAATCGCTTTTCCTCAAATGACTTATGTTTTTTCTTATTTTTTGGTTTAGATTTACCAAAAATTCTTTTCAAAAGAGATCCACCCTTAGATCCACCTCTTTGATACTTAATTCCAGCTTTTTTCATATTTGCAGGCATAACTTTACTTTTTTAAATTTATAATATTCCGTGTGGTCCTTTTGCTCCACCATGTTTAAAATTAAACATGCTTTTAAGACCCCTTGCAGCTCCACGAGCAGCATTCCCAATTTGATTACCCGCCCACATTCCTGTGTTCTTAGCATAATCTCCTGGTCCATCAAAAGATGCAGGATCAACATATTTTTTACCATATTCAAAACCCTTTTGAGCTCTTGGTGTAGTTTCAGCCACTTGATCTTTAGGATTTATTTTGTAATACTCCTTATTAATTCTTTTCTGAACTCTAGACGTATCTTTACCCTTTTCTTTTCTTTTTGTTCTTTTTTTGGTTAACCTATTAAGTTTCTCATTCCAATTAGGTTTATCTTTTTCTATAGCATCCGTTGTTCTATCAAACGTAAATTTGTTGATATCATCATTTGTTTGATTTTGACCACCATCTTGCATCATACCAGGAACTCTCGTTCCTTTTGCATTATAGACAGGACCACCAGCTTGCATATGTTTACCTTTTTTATCCTTGAGGTTTCCTTTTATTTCCCAGTTAATATTACTTTCAGGTTTCTTTTTATCCCAAACATTTTTATATGGATTAGATTTTCTTTTCCACATTTCATTCATATTACTTATATCACTTTTATAATTAGGATTATATTGTTTACCACCTTCTCTTACTTGTCTATTTACTCTTTTTTCCATGTACTTATCAAGAAGATCTTTATCTTTCTTAGTAAGTCCTCCCGGCTTTCCTTTAGCTTTAGAAAGCTTAAAACCTCTTTTTCCTTTTGCTCCTCCTTTTTGATACTTATTATTTACGTTTCTTACAGTCATAACTTTTAACTTTTAATCTCCAAATGGTACATCTTCATTTAAATCTGAAGGTTCATCTTTACAAACATGATCATGACTTCCGTCACAACTATTATCTTCATTAGATGTAGTACCACAGACACAGTCTTTAGGAAGGTACTTATCATATATACCTTCCTTAACTGTTTTTACAAACAAAGCAAATTGATCTTTGGTGAACTCAGTGTAACCTTCGTCATCACCTCCAACAATAACTTTGTCTGAGTCTTTGGAAATGTCAATTGCAGGACAGCTTTTACAGCTTGCACAAAAAGTCATCTGAGCTCTTTGATCAGTGACCATAACATTTTTAAGTCCTTTCATTATATTTCAAATCCAAAGTTTAATACTATAAACCTAAAGCTTTTCTTCGGGTTCCAATTTAATTCAAATAGGGTTATTACCCCAAATCTTAATGTGAAGTCTACAATATTCTTTTTGTTACCTTCACGCCAACTGTTTATCCAGTTCATATATTACGGTTTTGGTTATACTATAATATACAAAAAAATTATCTAAATTGATAATTTAGACCAATATTAAATGTGTTTAGATTTCTGTCCCAATATTTCAACCATTCACTTTCAAGAAATATACCAAATGATTTATTTAATCTAACTCCAGCTATAACACCTATGTTATAATCAAACCATTGTCCATCATTAAAAGATTCATAGCTAAAATTATCATCCCCTTGGACGTGCCAATGATATGGCAATAAAGAAGCCCAGCTATGTAGCCAGTATTTAGGAGAATAATGATAGAAGTCTAGGCCTGCTATTACTGAAACAGTTCCCATATCTCCTATTTTATTAAACTCACGTTTATTAAAATCTCTAACTATATTTTCATAAACATGTGTTCTAAAGTCTAAATCAGAGTCTGCAACTCTGTTACCGTCTGGCCCAGTCCAGAAAAAATTCATTTGATCAACTTGAAAATCACCATCTAGATCCATAGAGTAGGCGTGGTCTGCATAACCATAGTCATAAGCTAGGTCCCACCAAAAATTATTTTCTAAATATTCCTCTATTGGATTAAATCCATATGGTCTATGTGTACGGTATGCTGTTCCTAAAGAAAGGTTCAGTCTAGCACCAACCTTAAGTCTACCTCTTAGTTCTGCTTGTGT